ATGGCTAAGAAAACTATTCCGCTATCCGACTCCAAATGCACCGGTGCAAAGCCGCAGGAAAAAGATTATTCCTTATACGATGGTCATGGGCTGATTCTATTCATTCGTAAAAGTGGCTCAAAAGTATGGCGATTTAAATATAAAAGAGCTAATGGTAAAGATGGCTTAATGACATTGGGTAACTTCCCTGCTTTAAGTTTAAAAGCAGCCAGAGATAAGCGCCGTGAATTGGAGACACTATTAGCCAATGGAATAGATCCAATTGAATACAGCGAAATACAAAAGGCTAAACTAGACAATAAATATAATTTTGAATCTATAGCTCGAGAATGGCATACAGCATATAAAAATACTGGACGCTGGGGAACTGAAACAGCAGAAAGAGCTCTTAAGAATATGGAAGAGTATGTTTTTCCAAAACTGGGGAAAAAACCTATTGATGCAATTAAGCCAAAAGAACTGATTCAAGTAATTAAAAGTATTGAGGATCTAGGTTATACCGAAGTTGTAAAAAAAACCCGGCAACGGCTAACAAGTATTTTTGCATTTGCAATGTCAAAAGGATTTATTGAAAGCAATCCAGCCTATGGTCTTCAAGATATTTTCATTCTTTCAAAGAAAACTAAACATCACCCTCAACTACCTTTAGAAAGATTACCCGAGTTACAAGCTAAATTAGCTTCCGATACAGGTCATCCACTTACTCGACTATGTGTTGAATTTGCATTACATACCTTTGCTCGTTCAAGTGAAATTAGATTTGCAAGGTGGAAGGAATTTGATTTTGAGAATGCTATTTGGACGATTCCCCCAACTAGAGATTTTGTAGAAGGTTACAAATATTCTCATCGTGGTGCGAAAATGAAGACACCTCATTTAATTCCTCTCTCGAATCAGGCACTAAATATAATAAAAGAGATCTACAAATACAGCGGACACACTCAAAATGTTTTTCCTAAAAACGGCGATCCGCATGGTTTTATGAGTGAATCTACTATCAATAAAACTCTACGCCGTCTTGGATATGACACAAACACTGAAGTTTGTGGCCATGGATTTAGAGGTATGGCCTGTGCCGCCCTAATCCAAAGTAAACTATTCCAAAAAGATGCTGTCGAAAAACAAATGAGTCATCAAGAGCGTAATAATGTACGACTTGCATATACCCATAAAGCAGAGTTCTTAGAAGAAAGAAAAACAATGCTCAATTGGTGGAGTAGTTATTTAGATGCAACTAAAGAAACAAGTATTAGTCCATATGATTATACAGCACAGATTTTAGGTGACGAGATCATACAATTTAAGTATGCGAAATTGATGAAATAATCAATTTTAACAGTTTGCTAAGCCTAGGTTAGCTCCCGAAAGTCGGATACCCAATCCGATTGGCTTAGCTCCTATTTGGGGGTGCCGTGGGAGGCAAGAATGCAAACTTTATATACTTTAGATGAACTTTTAGTCGCTTCAGAAAATAAGTTGAATATTAGTACAATTAAACATCATTGTAGACTCGGTGAATTACATCCTTGTTTATACTTCGAAGGTAATATTATTTGTATTCATGAGGAACGTTTCCAAAATGGTTTAGACAAACGTGATCCTATTGCTCATAGTAGAACTGTGAGTTGGTCAAAAGCATTTAAAGGCTATATCTACGTTACAGATTTTATTGATTATATAGATCACTCAAATTCAGAAACTGGTGGTGTGTTTTTTGATGTTGAAAAAATTATTGACTATATTTCACCTAATACCGAGTTTCCATATCTTAAACAAGATGAGTATCTTAAAGCCTTACCTAAAATGATTGATGATGACATTCAAGAAAAAAGATGGTTACACGAAATAAAGTATTTTGAAGGGAATCCTTTTAAGTCTAAAGAAATTGTTTTTCATGTAAATGAAGTAAAAAATATTTTAAATCCTAATAACAAACCTAAACCTGTTGCTTTTTTGGATTATTCAGACAGACCATTTTTAACAAAATTGTTTAAAAACGATTTTTTTACTCCCATTGAAGCTGCATGTTTAATATCAAAGGATGATCCGGATATAATTGTATTGTTGTACAAAAATAATAAAGATCAATTTAAAATGAATTATCCCAAAACTTATGATGCTTTAGTCTTAATTCAAAGAGCTATCGAACTTGAAATCTTAAAAAGTGTCAACGAAACGGATATCCCCCAACTTGATCTAGCAGAATTCCTAGTTAACCGCGGATACGTAATAAATAATTTTAATAAAAGGAACTTTGAAGGTAGATGTGCTCCTTATCTTTTTTATTTTGAAGGTCGAAAAAGACCTAAACCAGAGGTTATAGACTTTTCAAACATTGAAGATCCTTTATCAGAAATTAATTATTTACGCTTTAAAGTGTCTAAACAACTGATTGAAATAGAAAAATTAAAATTTCATTCTAGCACTGTATTGGGAGCTAAAGAGCCCCAAGTTAATACTATGATCACTCAAGTAGATCCCAATCAATACTTAACACCTGCATTAAAAGCAATAAAAGGAGTAATTCAAGAATTTTGGATAAAATATAATCCAGAAACAGATATAGCTCCAAAACAAAGCACTGTGATGGATTGGATCGGAGATAATTATCCAGAATTTACTAATAATGACTATATGAAAAAGTGTATAGACAAGATTTGCCGTCACCCCAATGCAAAAACTGGAGGTAACTCAAAAATCAAATAGTTCTAAAGAAAAAATAACTAAAGGTGTTACCCCATAAAACCTATTAAATATAAACACTTAAATTTGGGGTAACGCCTAATAAACAATAATACAGTTACCCCTTTGGGTCTTCGTCACCCCAATAACTTTCTGATTAATTACAACCATGTTCTTGCAAACTTGGTTATCAACATGGTTCAAACAAAACCAATCCGAATTCAATTTGGTACTGCTTGTCAGCTACTTGATGTAACACGTGAGTCCCTTCGACACACTATACGCAAAGATCCTACATTTCCACGTCCGATGAAGATGGGTACATCAAAACAAGCGCCCGTTTTCTTTGATTATCAGGATATTATTGAATGGCACAATAACAAGAAAGAAGCTGCTGCAGCTCAAATGGAGGCATGATTATGAATGCTTCTAAAAACTTAATAACTCTTTCGTCAGTTCAAATAAATATTGATGGAGCTACAATTCATCAAGATCAACTTGGGCGTTTTTGCCTAAATGACCTACATCAAGCCAGTGGTGGGGAACGTAAAAACCAGCCTCAGTACTTCCTTGAAAACAAACAAACTCAAGAACTTGTTCAAGCTTTAATCGATACAGGAATCCCTGTATCCCCTGTCGAAGTGGTACGCGGGGGCTTAAATCAAGGTACATATGCTGTTAAGCAAATTGTTTATGCATACGCTATGTGGATTAGCCCATCATTCAATTTAAAAGTTATCAATACATTTGATGCACTGATCACTCAAAGACCACAACTCCCTCAATCTTTCTCTGAAGCACTTCAGTTAGCAGCAGATCAGGCACGAAAAATTGAAGAAGATAAACCAAAGGTTGATTACTACGAAAAAATTGTAGTTCGTGACACTTTACTCAATGCGACTCAAGTAGCTCAGAAAATTGGTTTATCCGCTATAGCCTTAAATAAGCTTTTGGACTCTCTCAAAGTTTATAGCCACGGCGTAAAGCGTGCACGTGTATTTCAACAATGGTTTATCGATAAAGGGTTTGGCGAATTAAAACAAACTGATCTGGGTTACTCACAACCAATGTTTACGACGAAAGGCGAAGCTTGGGTAATTCAAAAATTAGTAAGTGAAGGGGTTATTTCATGAAATATTCACCTATTTTTAACTTCGCCCTTTTCAAATTAATTTTATTGATTTATATTAAGTCTGTCTGGTGCAAAATCACTAGATTAGCTTTGGTCGGCTATGAATACACAAGCGCATACAGTCCGCTACGGGCTTTTTTTATGCGTAAAATCTCTATGCTTCTGCATCTCTATGGTGAAGCTGGAGAGGGACATCTTCGGATGTGCAGGTCTCTTGTGTACCTGTCGACCAACCCTTTTCAGCTTTGCCACCCTCACTTGGTCGTGACTGGTAAAGCTCCTAAACAAACACAAGGAGCGCATTCATCATGAACGCTAAAGTACAAATTCAATTTCCAGAACAATCAATTCCTTTTTACAGTGTCGCTGATATTATCAGTGCCTATTCACTTGCATCTGAAGCTGCCACACAACTTCGAACTTTGGCTAACCAGATCAACAAAGCAACGGCTTTCGTTAAAGCATTTGTACAAGAAAATGATAAAGCCGACTCCTCTGCTTTTGCTGAACTAGAAAATCTAATAATAATTTCCCAGCAGCTTGCTAACAGTCAAGCAGACACTTACATGCGTGAACTTAACAGACATACGCATAAGCCTGATGATCAGTACGATGCTGGTGATCTGTACTATGCATACTCATTAGCTTATGAAAATACATCATGGCTTGAGACCATGTTTTATGAAGCTAAAGATGAAGTCGAAATAATCAAAGAGGCTATTAAGCAAAATACTCATGGCGCCGTCTTCGCGACTCTTGAACGCTTAATTCATATCGCCGCGTACTTGGCCGAAACTCATAGCAATACATTCGATATTGAAAGCGAAAAGTATGAATCAGAATGGGAGGCTACTAAAAATGGATAAGCCTTCTCGAGATTTGAATAAAACAGCACAAGCAGAAGAAGCCACTCCACCAAGGAACCCACTTCCTCCCACATATCCTAGCCTGGTGAAAATTACAGGCGAACGGCTGGTAAATGCGCTAAACAAAATTTATCAGCAAGGAGGATCCAGTGAGCATTGATGCAACACGGTGGGCTTGGGCTGCTCCAGTAAATAACTCATCACAACGTCTCGTTCTGCTTTCATTAGCAGATCGGGCCGGTGAAGAACATACGGCTTGGCCAAGCATAGAGCGCTTGGCTAAAGATACCGTGCTGGATAAAAAAACAGTTCAAAAAGTTATTTTAGAGTTAATTAAACTTGGTCTGGTCGAAGATACTGGAGAGCGCACAGGACCTACCAGACGTGTTCGTGTTCTCAAGCTCAACGGCGTAAAGGGTCGCGAGGAATACACCCAAAATCTAGATGATGCTAATACACCCAAAAACGGGAACATTAAACAATCCCAAAAACGGAATGATTCCAAAAATGGGAATGATCCCAAAAATAGTGCTTTGAATAACCCCAAAAACGGGATGTTGAATGATCCCAAAAACGGGGTGCAGAACCTATCAGGGAATCTACCAATGAATCTCTCTCAAGAGCATGACTGGATTCCTGATGTGGATCAGTTGATAACAAAGATAAAGATGGCAGGTCACAGCAACAATATAGACCTAATCTTTGGCCTACCTAGCTTTGAATTCGAGCTGAGTGCATTCAACTCTTATTTTGATAACAGCGGACTATCTGACAGTAAAAAACTTCATAAGTTCACGGCTTGGATCGTAGACAAGTTTGAACGCTACAAAAAGCAGAATCCTGAATATGGCATTCAGTCTCTAACCGGACAGCAAGCTAATACTGCTCAACCATTTCTTAATTTACCGACTAAGCCTAAGAGCCTATTAGGAGGTCCTCAATGAATACGCCGATTCATAATCTACAAATTGAACAAGCTGTACTTGCAGCGCTGATGACTGTTTCAAATTCGTATAGCCAAGTTGAAAATCTACTGACCGAGGAAGATTTCCACGCTACACGCCACAAACTAATTTTTCAGGCCATAGTAGATCTTGATTCTAAAAATTCACCATATGACGCCGTATTGGTTAACCAGTGGTTAGAAATGCGTAACTATTCTGAAGCTGCCGGTGGTGAGCAATACATCATGCAAATTTTAGGTGATGCCCCTTCCAGCTTTTATAACCTGGTGTCTTATGCTGAGAAATTGAAGGATCTTACGACATGCAGGCAAGTTGAAGCTGAAGCCATGAAGGTGATTAATCATGCTCGGAACTTAACTGTGAGCCGTGGTGAGCTGGTCCAGAATGCACAAACTGCTTTTGCAGATCTGAATACTGAAACTGGAAGTGAATCACTCTTTCATATTCATGATGCTGCATCCAATACATTTCTTGAGATGCACCGTAAGATTGAAGCTGCACTTGCTGGCAATTCGATGATTAAAGGAATCCAGACCGGTATATATGACTTAGACAAAAAGTTAGGCGATGTCGAACCTGGATGTCTAATGGTGGTGGCTGCACGGCCCGCGATGGGTAAAACTACGATGCTCCAGCTCATCGCAAACAATGTAGCAGTCGTACAGAAAAAGCCTACCCTCATCATGTCTGGCGAAATGCCTAAAGAGCAGATTGCCATGCGTCTCTGTTGCGCGATTGCACCGGCAGATATTGGAGTAGTACGCAATTCCCCTCATCTACTACCTAAAGAGGAATTTACAGCATATACAAACGCCGTTGCGATGCTTCAAAAAGTACCGATGTATATCAATGATATGTCTCGTCCCTCGATAGCGAATATCAGGGAATCTATCCGTAAAGTAAAACATCAGTACGGTACCGTTGGTGTGGTACTGGTGGATTACCTTCAGATCATGAAGACTACAAAACAGTTTGCCCGAGAAGATTTAAAAATCGCCTACTTCACTGGTGAACTTAAAGCCATGGCCAAAGAATTTAATTGCGTCATAGTCCTGTTATCTCAGCTCAACCGTGAACTAGAGAAGCGACCAAACAAAAGACCAATGATGTCGGATCTACGCGAATCAGGTGCAATTGAACAAGATGCCGACCAAATTATTTTCTTGTACAGAGACGAAGTTTATAACAAGGAATCTCAATACCGGGGTATTGCTGAGGCTATTGTAGGAAAGAACCGCCACGGCGAAGCTGGTACCGCGTACATGCATGCTCAATTGAAGTACTGCCAATTCTCAAATTTGGATGGCAATGCATTAGAACAAATACACGGAGTCTCCTCATAATGTATGTTTATGATTTAAATTTTGACAGTACTGTGCAAGCTGGTGGTTTACCCCAACGCTTTAGAAAACTTAAGAGTGAAAAGAAGATAAAGCAGTTTCTTGTGAAAAGACGTGGATATAAAACACCTGACTTTGGACGAATGATTTTAGATTTACGTAACCTTGGCTGGTCTCATGAAAAAATATCTTATGTATTAGATGTAAGTCCAAGTGCTATATCGAGTTGGGCAACTGGCAGCATCCCAAACTACGAGCACGGAGATGCTTTCATAGATCTATGGCGAAGTGAAACTGGTATTAGTAGAGAACCACGTGAGGGCGAGTGGCAAACTTATAAATACAAAATTGGACAATTAGAACTAATTTAAGAATTTTAACTAATCCAAATAGCTTATAGATGACTACTCTATAAATTGGTCATCTACAAACTATTTTGTATGAGTAACAACAAACCTTCAATATGAGTAACAGGAATGAAACTACAAGAGTAACAGCCTAAAATATGCGTTTTTTTAAGAGTAACGGTAGGAAAGTATATTTTTTATACTCAAATCATTCATTATTGAACTTTAAATTTCATTGGTTGAAAGTCATCAATATGAACTTTCTTGGCCTTCAGTAGATCTTCTCTTTTACCATCTGCGACCAGGACGGCGCGCTTAACTTGAACTGTCCAAGTGCGACCCGCTCCGCACATAGTCTCTGATTCGATAAAGACATTCCCAAATGCTTTACCTTGAAGGTTTTGTATATCGCCGTAGGTTATTACATTCTCAGAAGTCCCCTGCACTCTGCCGGATTTATCCTTTGCCACTAGATCTAAATACAGTTTGTCATAGGTCCCAAGGAAATCATGGATCGTCACATCCACCACGGCGGAACAGATCCCGGAGTTTACATAGCTAGTCTTGGAGTGTTGCAAAGTGATGGGGGTTGCATGAGCACTTAAACTGAATAAATGGGTAGCTAAAATCAAAAGTAATTTTTTCAATTTTTAATTCCTATATCGTTTTAAATAATCATCTATTCGCTGTTTTTAAGGCATCTACGAATTCTAAAGACTCCTTAAGGCCATAGAGATCGATCTTAACTTTTTCAAATTGTCCGTTAGCTTTCTTCCAGGTGTAAATTAATTCTTTGCCGCCTTCAAGTTTTCTTAAAATTATATCGGTTTGATTATCACCTAGAAGATCAGCGGGTATGCCTGCTATAACATTGCCGCCATCTAGCTTAAGATTCACTTTGGTTTTAAATCGATCAGCACCTTGGAATGCATCCATAAATACAACTGACTTTTTAAAATCTCCATGCGTCAGAATCATTAGATTGTTTTGTCTGGTATCACAGATAATTTCATCAAAGCCCGTAGTATAATTAGTCTCATAACCGCATTTTGTATGCCAGTTTTCTCTATGTTCGTTGCCACCCGCGCTGTATGCCATCTCTACAATAAAGGGATTTTCTTGTGATAAGCGTTGGGGTGTCTGCTTGATATCATAACCATTGGCGGGGTCCAAGTATTTTGCTGGAACAACTATTTCAGCATGGATACTGGCAGTAAAAAGAACTAATGAGAGGGCAACTATTCTTTTCATAATGACTGCTTCAACTATATATATCTTTATTTATAATCTTTTATCATATATTTAAAATGATAAAAGGAGCCGAAGCTCCTAATTTTATTCTTCTGATAAATCCCACCAGTAACTATTACCTAAGTTCTCCAGGCGCTGCTGTGTTCTTGGTAGATAATCAGGATCAATCATATTCTGCATTTTGGAATACAGCATTCGATCTACGACCAGTTTACTGTACCAAAGATTCTGCAATGGAATATTACTCTTCAGGGTATTGGCCACTTCCATCATCCGGGTAGATTCTTTCCCCTCAATGATGTTGTTACCCATACCGGTTAGCAGCATACCCAACTTCATGCTTTGGCCTAATAATGGGCCACTGATAAAGTCTGATGCACTTCGACCGGTTGGATCTGAAAGTGCAGACATGATGTCCCCCAGGAAGGAAAGCCCGCCACCTTTAAGAAGTGACTTACCAAAGAAATCAATCGTAAATACAGGCTCTGGATTCTTACCATTGGCCAAGTTCTGGGTCTGAACGATCAATGCACCTGCTAAAGTTTGATAAGCCAGTAGCGAAGCTAGGAACGTCACCCGACTCTTAATATCTCCCTGAGCAAAGGCACGATGACCAATACGGAACATATAAGCCAATGGGAAGCCTTTGAACTGGAATAGGGTTCGGCCCAATTCCCCTTGGATAGTTCCGGCTTCACCTAAGTTAATGATGCTACGTTCACGTACACCTGCTTCGATAATAGCGACTGACTCCTCATTAAAGATATGAGTCTGGTATTTCATAGCAGCTTTATACCGGAAGTCAGCCAGTGCATTAGCATTGTCCTGCTTGTCCAGTGGCAAGAACTGCTTAATCACATCATCTGGTGCATTAAAGAAGTCATTCTGCGAAAGTACCGCCGTCCCATCTTCACGCTTACTTGGCTCCAGCTGCTGCCACAACTGCCAGTCACGTTCGGTAATACCGTTCCCCTGCAGGATCTTAAGATCATCTGCACCAAGATCCTTCCAATCCGTTTTACGGGTCATTTCAGCAAGCTTATTCATATGCACCAGATTAAGCGCTCGTTTCGCTCCTGCGGTGACGGCGTTCAGTCCTGATAGTTTCATAGTTGTTGCAGCAAAAGCCTGCATACGTGCATTAAAGCGGCCTGACTTGGTAGCACTACTGACAATATCAGCATCACCGAAACGGGTCATTGAACCGGCCATTTCGTTAATCCCAAGGCCAAACCGCAATGCTTCATCACGTGTGGCACCCTGTTTCAATTGCTTCATGTATTCAGGGAGGATCGATTTGGTATAGGACAGGCCCAGCATATTAGCGACCTTCTTCATACTGGCATGGTCGCCAAAGGTCGTCAGCGTGGTGCCACCTAATTTAGATGCAACCATTAAGGCACGTAATCCACCCATAACGTTACCTAAGGTTGAATCAATCGCCCGGGTATTGGCATCCAGAGTGTTATACATGGACATGGCTCGATGAGCCTGCTTATCAATCTCACCATGTTTCATGCCATTCTGTGGATCTGCTTTCAGTTTGATCTTGGCTTCATCCAATAACGACTCAAATGTATTACGAGGATTGGATCCAAGGTTCTGCATCATGGCCACTTCTGTACTCATGCGGTGAGTATGGTTTTTCAGAATCTCATGAAACCCTGCTTCATCATAAGTTCCATATTTCTTCTGATACGCCAGCCATGCGTCACCATCCTTGAAATGCAAAGCCCTGGACTCTTGGTGACGATTCGCCATCTTGGAGCGACCACCTACAGGCGATGCCCCTGCTTTGGCCTGTTTATTCAGTATCAGTAAGTCTTTGTTAGCGCCGTTGGTTGAGATGGTTTTATAAATCTCCTCAAGCATGGATTTAAGCTCCAGCTCATCCATCAACTCACCAGTCTCTTTGACATACTGATTACGATCTACTCCAGCCAATGCATCGTTCACCCATTCTGATTGATCTGTTAGGGCTACTTTCTTCTGATCATGTGATGTCATAAAGCCAAAGTTATCGAGCTTCTTAATATTCCCACCAGCCCGGTTGAAGGCTAAACGCATTTCCTCCAGGGCTGCACTTACTTCCTTGGCAATCGCCGTAATTTCTGGATTATCAGATTTGCCACCAAACATGACCCGGATAATGTCGTCAGTCATTGCCTTGTTCACTGACATACCAAAGCGCTCTTGTGTCTTGGTAAACACATCGGCAACCAATGACATCCAGCGGCTATGCAATGCTTGAGATTGTTTCTCTATAGACTGGATACCACTCTGATCCGAGAAGTATGCAATCTTCCGCATTAAAGCTTGGACCGGGTTTAATTTAGGATGGTTATAGATTTCGTTCTGTAGCTGAGCCTTGATGATGGCATCCCGGGCAATGTTCTGATTGTTCTTAGCGATCTGGACGGCGAGATCCGTAGCAGTTTTCTGCGCAATCGCTTCAGCACGTTCAGCAGGACTTTTAAACATCCAATCAGGATCTGTTCTGGCCAGAGTATTTTGTGCCCGGATATACAGTGATGAAATACGATTACTATCAGCTGCACTTAATTTTCTTTTACCTAATGCCTTTGCAACTTGTTCTCTACATTCAGCTCTCATGCTGCTTCACTCCCAAATCTTAATGCGCAGCTTGCCAATGCTTTCACTGCCTGAATTTCATCTTTTGCGATTTCTTCTTGCTCTTTGACATAGTCCAATAGATCTCGGGATGACATCGTCACAATTTCCTCATCCCCGTTTTCATCCAGACGCGTAAAGGTCACTTCCATATCGGGATCTGCTTCCAGAATTGAAACTGCTTCCCTGCCGTCTGCCGTGTCAGTGAATGCACCGTATTCCCCTTTACTAGACTTGGTTAAGTCCGGTGCACCATCAACCTTAGATTTACCTGGCTTCCAAAACTCCCGTTCCAATGCCTGAGTAGCTTTATGCTGTACCGCAGTTAATTCAGGACTATCGGCTTTACCATTAGCAGGATGGGCAAATAGGTCATTTCCATTACGTGTAGCCTTTACCGGGCTAATGGTGCCATCTTGATTAACTTGGCGCTGGAATGTCGTATTAGAAGTACTATTGTGTAGCTCTTGAATAACTCCCCCATCATCCATTGACCGCTCTCGTTTAAGGTAGTTTTGCGATCTGGTTGGAGTCCAATTATCTACCCCTGCGATAATTGAGTTTTGCTGAATATTTGAATCTGATGTTCTGGTATTGATATCTAAAGTGTTCGATTCTGGACCTGGAAGAATAACGCGTTGTTGTTCTGGCTCAAGCTGGTAAAGATCAGAGTCCAATGTATCCAAATTACGGTTAGCGCTATTACCGGGACCAGATAAATCGACTTGAGGTTCAACATACGGCGTTCGGTAAGCACCACCTTCAGAATACTGATAATGCGCCGTAGCCTTGAGGTATTCCAGATCCTCCTTGGTCAATGGAGAAGATAGGGCTTCAAACTCTTCCTGGAGTGACTTCACACTATGCTCATCTGCACTGAGTACAAAAGGCATTGCTTCAATTTCAGCATCAGATTGGGACTTGTAAGCAGGTGGCGCAGTTATATCAGACTCAAACTGTGGGAACTCTGATTCGCTCCCTCGGACTTCAGTAGATCTTACTGAAGCATCTGGACTAACATCACTATAAAGACTTGCGATTTCGTTCCAGCGCTTTTCGTATTTGGCCTTTACTTGTCCTACGGTCATACCATTGAATTGATGACTTGAAGTGATACCTTCTGCAATCTGTCTTGCAGTCTTTTTCTGATTGCCTTTACTCCAGCGTGTGGCCACATCAACAAAAAGCTCATTATCCTTAGCCTTTAAAAATGCTGGTCCACCACCCTCACCAAAGAAATGCAGGTAGTAAAGCTCTAGGCCATTCGGATCTCGATTAAAGTGAGTACGAAAAACCTTGGAGTTATGTTCGTAGTAGTTCAGGCCCGCTTTAATTTGATCATTGCCATCAAACTTGTTCTTACCTCCCATACGGGCAAAGGTGCTATCCAAAGTCTGGAATAAGCCGGTAGCGGAAGATAGTAACTTACCGTTTCTGTCCTTTGGCTGGATTGAAGTGCTGAAGGTGCCACCAGTTTCCAAATGGGAAATGATTAAGGCATCCACTGGATTGATACCCCGTTTAGAGGCTTCCTGGACAATCGTTTTTGTCCACGGTTTTTTATCAAATACAGGGTTAGTCAAGACATCGGCTATTACTGGCGCTTTATGTTCATCAGTATTGATAGCGCTTGGTCTTACAATAGCCTTCGGTGTACCTGTTATTGGTACCACTGGTGTACTGGTTACTACTGCTTTAGGTGTGCCTGTCACTGGTGCTTTTAAGCTGACCAGCTCATCATTCAATGCACTCTCCATTGCACTATCCAATGCATCAAAGTGTGAATTGGCCTCTTTTGCATTAGTTGGGCTAAATGGATTCGTACCCTCTGCATGCTCGATGTTGGCCTGAATATGAGCCGCATCATTCATAGTATCTACATTACTATGGTCTTTAATCTGCTCTGGTCGTAAACGCCCTTTGTTCGCCCACAAGTTGAGTAATAAGGCCATCCCGCCGTTTGCTGCTAATGTGGATGGACTTAAAGCATTTTCCTTTAATGCCTCACCGTATTGAGCGACCTTTTTATTTTCATTGGTTTTAAGAAACGAACCTTCTAAATAATCACCAACGACCCCTGCCCCAGTAGCCAGCGCAGTAGTGGCCACAGCATCAGCGACCACTGATTTAGCAACGCCGTGGGTAGGAATCGCAAAACTTGCTGCATCTGCAAGCCCTTTAATGGCGCCACCAGTGCGAGCAGTTTTTACATCTGCCCCTTTATTCAATAAATCTGATTTCTCTGCTTCAAAGGTCTGGTATCCAAATAGCCCAGAATTTAATGCTAAACCGGGTACACCGCCTGTACCTAATGTTGTGACGGCGTTCCAACCAATACGAGTGAAGTCTTTAGTCAGGCCATAGGTAAACTCACCTACTCCCCCTAAGTCATCAGGTTTAAAGATCTCAAGGTTTTGCGCTCTTAGTGCCGCTGCTTTCTTATCACCACGTATCAAGGCATCTGGTGCAGTAGCTGCCTCAACAGTACCCATGGCAACACCAGAAACAATACCTAAAGCTCCATCACTAAATCCACCACGCTCACTCTTAGGTTTGAAGCGAGGATCATCCTGATTTAACGTTAATTCGTCATCTGCTAAAAAATCCATATCTACCTCATCGAACCGTAAAAGCTAAACGTTTTTGTCTTTTTTTGTCAGTGGCATCCATGATGTATTTGGTGCCATTCTTGAAGTAATAGACGTATGGATTCTTAGGGTCTTGCTCTAAAGGCAGATCCAAAAAGAAGTCTTTGTCAGATCCACCATAGTTACGGGCATTACGAGAGTTAAAGCTCTCCAGCTGCTCACGGAAAGATTTTTCGCCTACAGTATGAGGTCGCAACACTACCGATTTACTTCCGAAGAATCCCCCTGAAGTGAACTTGCCCCCTGTGACATTCTTAGCTGCTTTATTAAAAAGCTCTTCATCAATGGTCTTGTTTAGAATATTTCCCTTTGAATCGGTGACCTTTTCGGATTTCTGAACCAAATAAGCATAGTTGGCTTTTATTGAATCCAGATAGATTTGAAAGTCTGGTTTACCTGGTGAGGTGATACCGGCTAAATACGCTTCTGTATGCTTTGTTAAGCCACTTTCATCGACCTTGACCAACCCCTTTTCAATCAGATCCTGCCCAGTAACGATCTGGCCAGCAATATCTTGCAGACCTCTGTTATTGAGCGAAGCAGATAAACGATATGCACCACTATCACCAGCAATTCCTTTAATCATGTCTCTGGATGCATTGGCATTGCCTGCGCTGGATTTATAAAGACTGGTAAGCAAACTTAATTTGTCACCTGGTTTGGCTTTTTCCCAGAACTGCTTTAATTCAGATTGTTGCTGTGTCGAGAATGGATTTAAGGATCCTACCGTGCCATTCAATACGTTATTTGCGTGAATAGATTTAATATTCTTAGACAAAGCTGCAATGGCTTCAGGGTTACCACTTAAAATTGCATTGGTAGGTACTACTGTTAGATCCTGACCTGTCTTAATCGAGTAGGCCAAAGTGGAGTTATTTTTCTCATAATTGAGCATGTTCTCATGAGTCTTCGACAGAAGATTCAATTTCCAACTGACATCTTTTGGATTGTCCTGCGCCGTATTTTGAGCTTCTACCCGTCTCTTGCTCAGATAGGCTTCACGTTCATCTGGCCCTAATCTCATGAACTGCTGGACTTCAACCAAAGCTCCACTGTATTGGACAAACTCAGACTCTTTTTCCGTACCCTTAACACGTGCCAAACGAGATTTGATGACGTCTTCACTTGGGATTAAGCCTGTTTCGATGTCTGCTTTCATCTCATTAACAGCATCTTTGGCATCATCATCCAACTGTTTTTGCTGCAATGCAGCCGCACGGTTATTCTGGTCAATCTGGGTTAATGTTCGACCACTCCAGTAAACAGCCTGTTCTTGAGTTAAATCAGGATGTTTTGCAATTACAGCTTCAGGAGTTGAGAGTTCAGTCAGCTTTTCATTGTCCGATTTATTCGCCTGGTAGAAAGTCGTTACATCATTGCTGGCACGGTTATTTTTGTATTCATTAAAAGTATCCTGAACATGAGCCAACGGTAAACCTTTGGACTGTGCATACAAAGACAATCCATTCCACACCTCTTTTTCAGAAGCATTAGGATTTTTAAGATAGTTTTCTCGCATGCCTTTGAGCTGGACAATTGCCTGTTGTTGTTCTGATTTCTGTGCAATAGGCAGATACTTCGATGCACTCTGATAAGAATGCTGTTCAAAGTAATTATTAAAGTTTTGCTCAAACTGCTTAGGCACCACATTTTTATACTGCGTCTTGATTGACTCAAGGCTTTCCTGTCTTTGCTTTACGGCATTATCGTAGGTTAATTCCCCACTCTGCATTTTTAGCAGTAAATCATTATCTACAACGCTAATATCAGCACCGATCTTGGATGACTGTAATGCAAAATCAGCTTTTTCTGTTTTATCCTGTTCTTCTCTAAGTTTTTCACTGCGAGCCTCTAGTGCCCCTCCAATAGAACGACCAATTTCAGCTAAGCCCGTATTTGGTGTAAAAGTCTGCATTTGGGCTTGAGCATCAACACGCCCTTTAGATACTGGAATACGCATTATTTACTTTTCAGCCTGTTTTATTCAATAAGGCTAATTTAAAGAATAAGGAAATTCAAAAAAATGAGTAAATTAAAGCTTATCTTTTTAATTTCTCTTTAAAGATTTTTGGATACTCATTTTTTCTAAGTTAACTATTACTAAACTTAACTTAGCTTTTATTCCTTCAAGTTCTTGATCGAAGTAGTACTTGTTAAGTAACCGCTTATATTTATTGTCTGGGTTCAAGTAGTGCGCCGTAATGATAAAGACATTTGGTGTTGTATTAATTAAGCTAACTGATTTTTTCATGCCTGCATAATGAATACTATTGGGTTTAACCAACCCTAATAATATATAAATTAATTCATCTAAGTTTTTTGCTATCAACTTTAGCTTATCAACGAGACAGTGATCAAAAAGCTGATTAGAATCATGATAGTAAATATCAGTTTGAAACTGATTTATACCTTGTATAACAAGACTACATAACTCTTGCGCTCGCTCAATGTCTAAACCTGTAATTGGTTCACGTAATTTAAATTTAGAAGTCATCTCTTATTCTCAATTAAAGCGAACAATAAGTGGAATTTGATCATCAGACTTATTGGTCATAGTCTTCCATAAATCAATAAATAAGTCCCCGTGAACATACTCTGGTATTGAACCAGTTGCCCATGCTGAAACAGTACTACCGCCTTGTATATCAAGTACGAATGCAATCTTTTCCCCCGTCAAATAATGTTCCTCTTTGAGCTCATTCAACATTGAAATATAGTTCGGGGCTGAATATTTTCTAACCTTTTTATTAATAAACAAATTTTCTGGGACAGAAAAACAATAAAGTTCATTAAACATAAAATTTCATCTTATGGTGCTGAATCCATTAAGAGTTAAAATATGCTATAAAAAAATGGGTATATTTCAACAAAACGCGCGCGCGCGCGAGGGAGACCGCAAAACACTATATTTTTAGTCTTTTACTCCACCACATAAAATTGCGTTGAAACAGTCGTCTTATTCTGGATCACCACCGCGAACATAATCTAATTAAATAGTGCTAAAGATAGACACTCATATAACGCTCTAATTTGCCCTACAAGCTCACAAAAATTATTGATGTACCCATTATCATTTTTTAATTTAAATCATTTACAGCTCAAGCCAGTGCAAAATTGGTGCATATATCAAGTTGCTTTTGAAGTTTATTTTTTGAATATGGAAGAAGATTTGACCTTGAATTAAGACGGTGCTCTCTTAAAAGAGAGATGATTGATTCATTGATAGGTTCATTGATAGGTTCTGCATCCCAAAAACGGGTACATTCAAAATCCCAAAAACGGGATCGTTCAAAATCCCAAAATTGGGAATATTACCGTTTTTGGAATGATCCCAAAATTGGGTACATTACCACCCTTAATTACAACGCTGGCTAATGTCATTCTCTCACCGTTTCTAGCTGTATAAATTTTGGACATAATCTTAGGAAGACCCTGTCCATAAAATTCAATAAGCAAAAAGCGAGACTCTTATGTTTAAACACAAATATATCATCACTGTAGAAAGCGAATCTCCACCTCAGATATGCTTAGGAGATAAAATTCACGGCGCCACAGTTATTTCATTAGAAGTAGAGCAATATCCCGATCTTGTAGATTTAGCATGGCTCACTAAACGCTTTCCTCTATCAAGAGAGATGCTCTCACAAAAATTAGAACTATTTAATGTTGGTGGGAATAGCAAGAAACTCTATGATCCAAATATTGTTGTTCCATTTCTAAAAACAGATTTAACACATCGAATAGGCAGACCAAGGAAAAACTAAACATCAGCCAATGGTAAAAAAACATTAAAATTGGTAAAAAAAATTTTAAAACGGTAAATCTTAGGATAAAATACACTTGTTAAATTAAAAAAGTTTACCAAAAATGGAACTAAAACTTAGCCAACTCCTTATCGATTCTGCTCTAACTGGTAATGTCAGATCAGTTGAAATGGCATTAAAAAAAATTGCTCCTAAAATTAAGAGTGATGATCCAGAGTTGTACCATTTTATTAACAGTAGATTGCAATCGAACCTTTTACGTTCGAAAGATAATTCAAAAATACTTCCTGTTGACACTGATTCACGATTACAACTAGTTCGTGTCGAAAATCCAGTTATTATGTCTTCAATTCCTATTCTGTCAGAAAGTATTGAAAGTAAATTATTTCAAGTAGTTAAGGAGCGCTCTTTAATTGAAAAATTGTTAGAACTCGGATTAGCCCCTACTAAAACTATTTTATTTGAAGGTCCTCCAGGCGTTGGTAAAACAATGTCAGCTAGATGGCTGGCGAATAAATTAGAACTGCCATTAATTGTTTTAGATTTAGCTACAGTTATAAGTAGTTATCTTGGTAAAACAGGCAGTAACATTCGAGCAGTTCTTGATTACGCATCCTCGTTCCCTTGTGTAATGCTATTAGATGAATTTGATGCAATTGCAAAACGTAGAGATGATGAGCGAGAACTAGGAGAATTGAAGCGTCTAGTCACAGTACTTTTACAGACATTAGATGATTGGCCAGAATCATCTATATTAATAGCAGCTACAAATCATAGTGAATTACTTGATCCAGCAATTTGGCGTAGATTTGACTTACAACTTAAGTTCAGTAATCCAACCCCACAAATGATCGAAGCTTATATAGAGCAGCAACATTCCGATTTAAAAAAGCATAAAAAACTTTTATGTGAACTTTTTTCAGGAAAATCTTTCAGCGATATTGAACGAACATTTAACTTATCTAGAAAAGAAGCCTTTATAAAAGACCAAGCACTCATTAATATTCTTTTAGGAAGAAATGAAAATTTAAAATCAGTTTCTAATGCTTCTCAAAAGCAAACTTCTAAAACCGAAAGAAATGAAATTGTGCTTAACTTATACCGAAAAGGTCTTTCTCAGAGAAAAATCGCTGAAGAAACAGGCTTAAGTAGGCCAACAATTAAAAAATTATTACCACTTTACAAACAATTGAGAGTAATTAAATATGAAGAACTTCCTCATAGGTTATGGTGAAACCATTACAAATCCAGTCTATATAAAAACTGGAGGTGGAGATAAGAAACATCCCTATTCAATAGAAGAAGGGAGATTAAGATTTCAACATAATTTAGAGGAAATTATGTGGGAAATCGAAAATAAACCTACCGATGCATGTGCTAATGATGAGGTTGTGGTCAAATTTATTCAACACCCTTCATATTTAGCTAAAACCTATTATCCTCGTAAGCTATTCAAAAAATTTGGGATGAAAGACATAGGTTCAAAATCTGTAAAAATTTCCCCTGATAGTTGGGCTACCCGCAAACATCCAGATATTGCTGTAACTTCTTGCATATATGTATCTGGGAAAAAAACTGACTATCAAAAAATGCTTAAAGATGTTGAAGAAAATAATCTAGATCAAACTACTTTAGACTTTATTCGAACAATTGAACGAGTAGATATTTTTACTTCAGAAGAAAAGATTAAAAATTTAGATCCAACTAGACAAATCAACAAACTTGAAGTGGTAATTCACGCATCTCAAGAAGAGGAAAGTATTCTAGAAGCTTTTTTAAAGTATGTTGATAAACTAGGAGGAAATGCGGAAAAAATAAAAGTAAATTTGTTGGGGGCTTAA